AGATCTAGTGTGATAGTGTCCAGAGAATACTTTCTTGAACTTCTGAATCAATCTGATATCGTCTCTTGCCTCTTCCTGAACATGTCCTCTGTGTGCTCTGAAACCGTTCAATTCAAGGTGACCCATGGCAATCTCTGCATCACTTGAATCAATGGCATTGTACGTCTCTTTACGATTTTCATCGTTGATCCATGGCAAGAATAAAATCTTACGTCCATCAATTACATGTTCGGCAGCAGAAGAAATACTGACGACGTTATCATACTCTCGTAGTAGAAGACTGACAGTGTTAACCTCATTAGTGTTTTTGTAGTAGGCAGTGTGATTTCCCACAACAGTGTAAACGTCCACCCCAAGATCCCTAAGACGGTCATAATAATTCGTCTTAGCCCAGTCCAGAGCCCAGAGATCAATTTGCCTACGGTGATCAAAAGTATCCCCGAGATCGAGAACACACTTGATAGATTCTCTCTCAAGAGTTGGGAAAAATACTTCATTGTAGAACTTTAAAAAGTATTCATGAAAAAACTTACTACCCTTTCTAGCACCAAAGTGTTGGTCAGTAATTATGGCACACTTCATTGACGATTGAGTTTGTGATGAATTTTTTCTTTAATACTATTATAATCGGAAGACGTACCGTTTGCACCATCCTCTACAACCATGACATGATCGTATCCTGTCTTCTCAATAATTTTAGTTTTAATTTCTAATTGCTTCTTCTCTTTCTGAATCCTACGCAGGAATGCATAGTGAATAATTTGAGTGAAGTATGCAAAAGGATTCTTTGACTTCTCTGGATCAAAGTTATGGATATACTGAACACAATTTTCAATACCATCAGAGATCATATCTTCTCTGAACATGTAATTAACAAAGTTTGGTTTGTATGACAAGTGAGTTGCAATCTTCAGAAAACAGTCACCTAGGTAATTTGGAATACGTGGTTTACCTGGCCACCTCTTTGCTCTTTCTTTTCTGGCAACTTGTTCTTCAAAATCACTAAGGTCTACATTGAAATGTTTCTTATAAGACTTTTCAACCTTTGATCGATAAACGACCATTGCCTCAAGCAATTCTTTGTTGTTTACATAATGTTCTGATCTCTGTTTGAAAGGCATGGCATTTGTCTATCTCTAAATGTATTCATATTATAACATAAAATCAACACTTGACAAGTAATGAAAACACATGTAGACTAACTCTGTCAGGGTTGATCGGAGATCTCTAGCTTATATATTTCTTCTAGTTTAATTCTAGCTTCAGGTACAGTTCCTAAGTAACCCATCTTCTGATCAGGTGTTACCTGTTTGCTACCATCATCATCTTCATCCTCTTCTAGAAGATCTTCATCTAGATACTTCTTATAGAATTTGATGATATCTTTGTTTGTAATTTCTGAAATAGTAATAACTTTATCCATTGGGATGGTAAAGACTTCTTCATCAGATATTTTCATCCAAGGTTCTATCTTTACACCAGAGTGAAATCCTCTCTTGATTACTTTCATAATCACAGGATTTTCTAGGATTACTACATGTTTGCCTTCTTTATCTTTATCAAACATGGCAGTGGAGAATATTTCTTCTCCAGTAACTAGTTTTAGAACGCAGTAAAAGTCATCTTGCATTTTCTTTAAAATTAATGTTTACTATTTCATAGTTAAAATCTTCTTCATTATAGATTTTGATTCTCTCTACTAAGTGGTTGAGTGTGTAATTTCTTCTTGTCTTATAACTGCAATCGTCTGCAATATCGAATAGTGTGGCAGCAAATTTGTTACTACCCTTTCTAAGAACCCTACCAATACTCTGGAGGTTTCTTACTCTGGACTTTGAAGGTGAGGCAAAGATGACGTTATGTAGATTCTTAATATTAATTCCAGTTGAAAAAGTACCGTAAGAAGCAATGATGATTGCGTTGGTTTCTGCTTCTGTAATTGATCTTGCACTCTCTCTTTCTTCTACATCAACACCACCGTGGATGAAGAATACTTTTCTGTCTTCTTTTACATTGCTATTTATTAAATCGTATAATACTTGACCATGATCTTCTACTCTAGAAAAGAGTACAAGAGTGTTGCCTTTCTGGTCACATGCAAGGTTTCTAATAAATTTATTTCTCTTTTCATGTGTTATTAAGTATTGCACTTCATCTTCATATGTGTCAAACTTTTGAGGAGAGTGTTTCAATAACAAAATTTTGGCGTTAAAATTAGCAAGATAACCTTTCTGAATAAGTTCGTCAGTACCGATAATTTTATGTGCAGGTCCAAACAGTCCCTCTAACACCCACTTATGGGTCTGTGTGCCGTCTAAGGTGCCTGTGAACCCATATCGATACTTTGCATCACACAACTTTGTCATGATGCTTATAAGGGACTTAGACTTGAACAGATGAGCTTCGTCACCAATAACAACTTCAAATCTCTCAAAGTAACTTTTCGGTAACTTATAGATAGATTGCCAGGTTGTAATTACTACTGGAGCACCAGTATCTTTCTCCTTACCAGCATATACCTTGTGGCAATATGACTCAACATCCCAACCATAATCCTGAAAGTCTTTATACATCTGCTCTACGAGAGAAGTCGTTGGAACTACTAGCAGGATGTTTTTGCTGTGATCTGTATAATATCTCACGATTGAGTAAATCATCAGAGATTTACCAGAAGCAGTGGGAGATATCATTAACCTTCTATTGTGTCTTAGAGCATCATATACTCCCTCTATTTGATAAGGTCTCGGATCATACCGAGAAATAGACTTCATATAATCCTTTACACCCTCCTGAGAGATCATCTCATTTCTCTCAAAGGGTAGACCATAGTATTTGTTATTCTTGAAAGAGAATTCATACTTCATCTCTTCACAGAATTTGACTACCTTGTGAAGCAGACCGGCATAGATCTCACCGTTAGATTGATTGAACAATCTGATCTTGCCATCCCAGTATTTGTTACGATACTGTGGCATGAATTTTGCACCAGGTACATCAAAGGTAAACGTATCCGAAAGCTCCATATAGACATGGGGCTCTGCCTCAATTCTGAGGTATACCTCGTTCTTCTTTGATATAGAAATCATCAGAATCCTCTTTGGAAATTCTGCCACTCAATTGCGTTCTTGATTTGATAAGTTCGATTGCTTATCTGCTTCAATATGCTCTCAAGATACGTGAGCATGGCATCATGGTAATCAATTTTTAATCGAATTTTTTGGAGTGCTGGATCAGCATCCAAGTGATAATTGAGAGAGTCTTTCTCTCTTACTTTATATGGGAAGGGATCGTCTTCGTAGACTTCTGGATCTGCCTTACCATTGTAATAATTTCTGCGTTCAAGATATTTTGTTTTGTGGTTGTGCTCTTCTTTCTTTTTCAAGAGAAGCACTGTATTATATAGTTCGTGATATTTGGCGTGTAATCTGGGAGTCTTGATTGACTCTTCATGCAAGTTGTCTGGATCAATGATGGAGTCTTGCGACCACATCTCATTAATAAGGTCTAGATTCATGTGGTACGTGTCACTAACTCTACATTATAAATCAAATATTTGAAAGTTGCTGTCGCAGTAATAGTCTGATAGTCCTGGTTTGTTGCATCGAATCTGAGTGCAGATAGACTTACTGGAAACAGATCAGTAAATTTTACTCTAGCAACACTGTTAAATTGATTGTTGAGGACAATTAGTGTACCGTCACTATACTGTCTTTCTCTTTCAACCAAACCATCATCATTAGTTACTTCACTAATAAAGTCACCAATGCTATTTGGAAAACCTAATCCACGCATCCAATTGTGGATTGCCATCCAGTTCTCTAGTTCTTCATCAACAATGAATGTAAGTTCTAGATCGTCATATACCAGTCTGTCTCCTGGTAATGGAATCTCTTTCAAATAACTTGGTTGATTAACAACACCAAGAGTCAATCCAGGAAGGGTTGCTGTGTTTGAAAAGAAATCAACTTTAGGTGCCTTTGCCAAACTAAACTTAAACCCAACATCAGAAAGATAGTTTCTGTTTTGAATCTGTTTGTCAAACGGGTCTCTTCTTGGTGCAGCCATGATGACTTAGACTTTACAACCTTATTTATTGGCATAAAAAAAGGGGACCTTTCGGTCCCCTGCACTTCCTTCACACGGATATCTATTATATCACATGAGGTTCTGAACACGTACTCTCTGGTAGTAACGGTTAACACCAGGATATACACGTCCAAGTCCTTGGTTGTTGGCATTGCCTTCAGCAAATGGGTTGGAGATAAGACCATAACGGGTCTTAAAGCCAATTTTGGGCTGGAAGGTGTTCTCTCCAACGGCACGAACCATCTGGAGGGGAACATAAGGACAGTAGAACAGACCAGCATCATAGGGGCTGGAACCCTTGTAACCGACAACGTAGTACTGGTTAGCAGCACTGTTGGCAGAGAATGGGTCGATGTAGACTCTGTACTTACCGTTGATGGTGCC